CTCTAGCCCAATCATCAATAGTCGGAGCAGTCAAAAAAGCAGCTGCGCTTGGCGCATTTAAAATAAAAGAGTTTGAAGTAATCCCTGAGTTTTCGTACTTATCAAAAAACTCTTGTATCCGCTGTGCATCGCCTGTTTCAAAAATTGCGCCAATGCGGCTTAAAAACCCGCCGTACTGTATGTTTTCAAACTGGTTCTGTAAAGTATTTTCAACATAAGCATCAAAAGGATATCCACTCTCTTGTATATCACTAATAAAAGTGTCGTAATCAATAACACCGTCAGAAACTTCTTTTAGTTTTTGCGTGTAAAACTGAAGCATCTTGGCTTGTGCTAAATCTTGGGCGTCATCATCTTCATAGAATTCCGAACTAAGCGCGTCCTGAAGATACCGCCAAAAACTATAGCTGGGGGTAATAGTGATTGAACAGCCATCAACCAGACAGGTAATACCTACTCCAAAATCATTTGCTGGCATCTATTTCTTCCCCTTCAATGCAAGTAACTTATCAGCGCCACGAATACCAAAGGACGCACTGACAGCCATAAACAGCAAGTACTGATACCAGTCAGGCAAGCGTCCTAACTCTGTAAACGCAAAGCCAATGCGCTCGATAATCTCAAGATCATTCATGCCTATGCCCCACATAAGAGCCACTACGGGCGCACTTAGCAACAAAGTAAACCACTCGTCCTTCCACGAAGTAGCACTAGCTTGCGCCATAAGCTGCTCCCAAGATGCAGTGTACTTAATAACTTCCATCTTGGCTGTATGCACAGCAGCTTTTTCTTCAGCCTTGTTCTTAAGAACCTGACCAAGAAGGCTAGTAATTGGCGATATAAGTGCCTGCCACATATTAACCAGCACTCACCTTAAGAGTTCCGTTTTGGTTCCATAGTTGACCGGCGTTAAAAGGATCCGATGTAGGAAGATTACTCATCACAATTACATCTCCTTTTATTTCAACGTCTCCTGTATGTTCTACAACAATTCCTTTACTTGTTTCGTTCTGAATGTACACCTTGCCTGCTGTTGAAGGTCCATCAGGATCTAGAGGATCAACTGCAAAAGAAGCAGCCGTTCCTGTATATATTCTAATTGTGCCGCTTGTTGCTTGCGACGCGTTGTTTGAAACGGCGGTTCCGGTATTGATAGTAACAGCGCCTGATGTAGCCGTTCCAGAGTTATTGGTAGCACCGTTAGAAGCAAAATTTACAGAATCTGTAAGAGAATTAGTTTGCGTTAAATCGTCATCGCCTTTAAATTCAGAAGCGTAAAAACCAGTTGTTGCTCTTGCGCGTCCAGTGACTGACAGTCCAGCATAGTCTACAGCAGAACCGCCAATTCCAACGAGATTACTAGAGCTTATATCTATAGCTGTTCCTGACGTAGAAGCAGAAGTAATTCCAGCAACACCGGAAGCTGCTATTCCGCTGTCTACGTATGCTTTAATAGACTCAGAAGTAGCTAGTGTTGTTGCTGAAGCAGTAGCAAAAGTATCGTCGTCTAATACAGCAGTTCCACTAACTCCTGTTTCTAAAATAGCGCTAGTTAGCGTTACAGTCCCTGTTGCTGTTAAGTCAGTAAAAGATCCAGTAGAGGGCGTAGTAGCACCAACTGTTGTTTCGTCAATAGTGCCGCCGTTAATAGCAGTGGTTGTTAAAACAGAACTGTCTAAAGTAATAATTCCTGTAGAATCTGCAATAGTAGCAGACGCAGTTCCATCCTTTGCTTTTATGTTAGTAACTTCAATATTAGTCGTATCAACGGTAGTCGCGTTTGCGGTTGTAAAAGTACCTTCTGCTGCCGTGGTTCCTCCGATTACGGAGTCATCAATAGCTCCTCCGTTAATGTCAACAGTAGTCGCTGTCAGAGTAGTAAACGTTCCAGCTAGAGGTATAGTGCTTCCTATGACAGTGTTGTCAATAACACCACCGTTGAGGTCCACAGACGCGATTGTTGTAGTACCCGTGTGGTTTCCGTTGTTTAAATTTGCTTTAGAGTTAACTGCAGTAGCGATTCTGTCAAACTCTACTTCAAATTCAGCTCCACGGATGACTTTTCCAGCATCACCCGCAGGAAGTGTATCTTTATCCGCAAAATCAGTTAACTTAATATAATCAGTCATCTGTATTATCCTACCTTATTAAATATCCGACAATAGAAGCCGCTGTAGCAACAATTAACCAAAACAGCCTTTCGCCTGCTTTTACTGATTGAGAATTAGAAAGTACATCATTGGTTAATTCTCGTATGTCGTCTTCTTGATCGTCTAGTCGCTTCTCGTGTCTATCCATTCGTTTGAACACAGATAGCATCTGTTCTTCAACACGAGCAATTTGAGATACCGCTTCAGTCAATTTATCTAGCTTTTGCTCAATGCGATCCAGTCTGTGTTCGTCTACCATCACGATTTACAACCTTATTCTGCTGGGGAGTCTTCTTGCGCTAATGCAGCGTCACGCTCTTTTGCTAGATGGATGTACAGGCTATAGAGTGCGGCATAGACGCCCTCGTATGTCATTTTAGCGCCTTGAACAAGCACCTCGCCTGTCTCTGGGTTTAGCAGAGGAAATTCGGTTCCAGCGTTTTCGATTGAGAACGGAGAACCAACGCGACCCGCTGGCTTGCGAATAACATCGCCATCGCCCAGATTAATCACCTTCTCCTCGTCGAAATAGATGTTCTTGTTTCCTTCGCCGTTGGTAATAGTGACGCCACTTGCGCGAACGTATGAACTCCCAGCGACAGTTGTTTCCTTGTAGTTTGCCATTTAGTTGGCCTCCAGTTGTTCGATGCGTGTGGTCAGCGACGCAATAGTAGCCTGCTGTTCTTGTATTGCCTTGGTAAGCAGTGACACCATGTTGCCGTAGTGTACGGCGTCGGGTTGTCCTGCGTCGTTGTATTCGACGAACTCCACAAGCCCTGCGTCGTGTACTTCTTCAGCGATAAAGCCTGCGTATGTATTGCTTGGGTATTCATTCTTCTGCTCAAAGGTAACGGCTCGCAGGTTCATCACATCCGCAACGCCATACGTCATGTCTTGGATGTTTCTCTTGTACCTTGCTGATGACGTTGACCTATAAAGAGTGCCGTTTGAAGACACAACAAGATTTGCGGCTGACGCGGTGGTCAGATTGTATGGGGAGTTTGCCGCAGTTCCGGTTCTGATCATCCCGTCGTCCCTGACAAAGAAAGTGTCAGTGCTACTGCCATTCTGCACCGTAAACGACCTAAGAGAATTACTTGTTCCCACCCCTTGAACAAAGAACTTGCTTGTACCTGCGGTTGATGCCCCGATTGCTATCTCGCCACCGTCCTCGATTACAAGCCTATTTGCGCTGGAAGTGTAATCATATATCCCCAAGTTGTTCTGGAAAGCGTATAGCCCAAACTTCCTGCTACTGCCCTCCATTATAATCCTAGCGTTATCTGGGGACGCGGCGCTGTCGCCTATGTGGAGCGTGGTGTAGCTGGCGCTAGCATCTGGCGCAGTCTGACCAATCCCCACGTCGCTGTCCACGATACGCATACGCTCTGTAGCGCCGTTTACCCTGAAGATTAGTGAGCTTCCGCCAGTGCCATCGTTGTCTGCACTGATAACTAGGTTCTGACCGTTGTTCCCTGTTGTTGCAATCCTATGGGTAGAGCCTGTCCCGTTGTCGTCATCAAGCCCGATATTGGTGTTTGCACTGCTTTTCAGATGCAGATTTGTTGTAGGCGTAGGCTGTCCAATCCCAACGTTCTGCGAGCTATCAATCGTGATCGCTGTGCTGGTGGCGTTATCGTCGATGCCTGTGGAGGTAAAGCTCGTTGCGATGTTTCCGTTAAAGTCTAAGTTGCCGCCTAACTGCGGCGTAGTGTCCTCAACAACATTCTGCAGTGCGCTATCAGCAAGAGATCCTTGGGCAGATGTGGCTAGTCCGGCTTCTGCCGCCGTTTGGTTAATCCATTCAGAGCTAGTGCTGTCGTATGCAAGCACTTCATTGTCCGCTACCGAAGTAATCGTGGCATCCGAAAGCCCACTAACCGACACGCTAGTGAGGTAGCTAGATAGATCAGGAGGGGTATAAGAAAATACACCCGTTGTATTGTTGTAGCTAAGTGCCGCTGTGCCTACTGCATTGGTTGTAACCGACAGTGCCGTAAGCTGAATACCGTCAGCACCATCAGCGCCTCTAAGATCGCCCGTAGAAAACCCTAGCCCGTCGTCTGATGTAAACGTAACAACACCAGTAGAGGCATTGTAACTACCGCCAGTAAAACCAGCACCTGTTGCACCAGTAGCTCCAGTAGCACCTGTTGCTCCAGTAGCGCCTGTAGCACCCGTAGCACCTGTAGCACCTGTAGCACCTGTTGCTCCAACAGGAATAGAAAAGTCAAATACAGCAGCAGCAGAAGTGCCTGAGTTAGTGACTGTAGCAGAGCTTCCTTCTGCTCCTGTAGTAACTGTTCCTACAGAAATCGTAGCAGCAGCACCATCAGCACCATCAGCACCATCAGCACCATCAGCACCTGCTGGTCCTGTTGCGCCCGTAGCCCCTGTAGCGCCAGTTTCACCTTGAGGACCAGTAGCTCCAGTTGCACCTGTAGCGCCTGTTGCACCTGTAGCTCCTACGGGTATTCCAAAAGACATGGTGTACGTCGTATCGTTGTAAGATACTGTAGGAGATTCACCCTCTGATAAGCCAGAGGCGCTAACAACAAGACTAGTATTAAAGTTTATTGTTGCAGATTCAGAAGCTGCAGCAGCAGCTGCGCTAGCGGCAGCACTGGTTGCAGCCGTTTCTGCGTTTGTTTCTGCGGTTTCAGCAGCAGTCTTACTACTTAACGCGGAGGCAGCACTAGACGCAGCAGCATCAGCGCTGTCAGAAGCGTCTCTAGCGTTTTGAGCTACTTGAGAAGCATAAGCGTCTGTTGTTGCGTCTCCGCTTCCACCATCGCCGCGATAAATAGGCATAGACTACTCCTGAAAAAGCAGAAAAGGAAAAAGGGGGCCATTGCGACCCCCTGAGGTACAACTATTAACCGTCGGTCAGAGCCAGAACAAAGCCAGCTTCGGGACGGAATACTTGGATGCCGTACAGCGTGTCAGACGTAAACAGCGTAGACAGGTATTCCTGCTTGTACTGAGTCTGAGAACGTACAGCCATTTGCTCTGCCATGATGATAGCATCTTTGTGCATCAGCAGTCCAGCACGAACATCTTGGGTGCTGGTAGTAGCAGTGTTATCAGCAGCTGTTTCAATAACAGGACAGTTAGATGAAACGTATACATCTACGCCGTACAAGTTACCAATCAAGCCTGACTCAACGCCACGACCGCCAACAAAGTCAGAAGACACGTATCGGTCGATACCCATGATTTGCTTACGGCAAGACGGGGGCACGAGCAACACACGATTGTCCATAGGTACGTTGTTGTCGTCCAACTTCTGAATCATACCGCGCAAAAATGCGTCAGTAAATACATAAGTGTCTTCTACGGTATCTACAGCGTAAGCCGTAGGAACACCTGCGTTGTTATAGAAACACGCATTGTGTACGTAGTCAGTAGAAGCTACAGAGTCAGAGTAAACAATAGCACCACCGTTACCAAAGCCAGTACCTGCTGAGTGTAGGTCTGTGTCAACCTTCAGAGCAAGCTGGTAGCCAGCATCTTCGGTGTAGAACTGACGCATAGACGACAGAGCCTGAACTTCAGCAATGTCTTCAATCAAACGTGAGTACTCAAAGTGACGATCAATAGCGATAGTCAATTCTTGTTCTACGTTAGACTGAATGTTTACTGCAACAGCTTCAGTTTTTGCAGATGCCGCACCACGGATGGGCTTTGGAATGTGGATGGTGTCACCCTTCTTTCCGGTCATAGACATACGCTTTACAAGAGGAGCCAGCTTAAGGTTCTTCTGGTAAGCAGCAATGATTTCATCCGACCAAATTTCGGGGATAAAGTTTGCAGACGCAGTTACGCCTGATACTGTATTAGCGGCAATACCGCCGGGATAACGTCCAGTAGCCATTTTATTTCTCCTTTAGGCTATTTGACCCGACCCTCCGCATACGCCTGTAGTATTTCGTCCGACATGGACTGGTAGCGCTCTGGGTCGGTTCGCATAAGTTTAATAATGTCAGCACGACGATAAATCTTTCTGCGAGTCCCTTCCGATGTTCCGCGAGCGTTGCCTGTACTTGCTGACTTAACTGCACTCTTACGGGCTTCTTTTTCAGCCTGCGCTGTCTGTTGAACAACTTGATTACGCTCTTTCCAGAGAGTAAATAGTTCATCTGCAGCGTCGTAATCATACGCTTGGTCAGCCTGAACAAACAACTGTGTTCTGACTTTTGAACCCTTAATCCATTCAGCAAACTTAGGATTCTGCAAAACAGATTCCATATCAGGATGCTGTTGTTGAAGTTGTGCCAGCGTAGACTGTTTCTTAGCGAGTTCAGTATACGCTTGCGCTTCTCTGATTTTTGGGTGATTGTCTATAGCTCGACTAACAGCGGTCTTGGGATCGACAAAGAAATCTACATCATCTTCATCGTCTTGTTGTTGCTGTTGTTGAGGTGCTTGTTGATACGAGAGTTGTGTCTGGATATAATCATCAACAACTTTTCTTAGCTCACCCACTTCCGTACTCTGTTTACCTGAAAACTTCTCAAGCTCTTGGTGCATCTGTACAAGATCCTTGACAGACTTACCTTGGTACTTTTCTGGAATGTTAGATTCTAGAGGTTGTTCCTCTTCGTAAGGAGTCTCTACAGTATCTCGTGTGTCTAGCTGATCCGTTGCTTCTGTGTTTTCTTCCTGACGCTCATCAATTAATGTTGCTCGTGACATTTATAAACTTACCCCGCCTATTAAGGTTATGGAGAAATAAAATGGGAGTTGCCCCTATTGAGATTCCCTGTTTTTTTGTCCAGCTTTCTCGTGTTCTCTTACCCATTTCATGTGTCGTCCGGGGAAATCCCCTGATGACCCATCTAGGATATGCTGAGTAGCTGAGACAATTTTTGTAGCGTTAGCACCACATCTGCACCTACTAGAAGTAGTGCTACTGTCTACAAATTCTTCAAATATATGTCCGTTAGTACAACGAAAATCAAATACTTTAATCATCTTCTTCAGGAGCCTTAGTAGCTTCCTCGTAGTTTGTTTCAACAATAGTTTGTAGATTCAGAATGTGGGCTAATACGTTTAGTTGTCCCTTTCTGAAGTACATATCGTTAGAGTCTTTAGTTGCTTCTACGCTGTTAATTTGCACAGCATTATTAGTAAACTCTTGTGTTAACTGTTTCCACCCTTCTGTGCTAAAAAGACTAAAGTAATTGTCGTAGTACTGTTGAGTTTCTTGATCCACTTGAGGCCTCTTAGGTTGTCTCTGTTAATTAGATGTACCTTAGTACACTATATATTATACCATATTTTTAAGTAAAAGTCAAGTAATTTTTAATGTGAATTTTACCGTTTCTTGGCAGTTTTTGCTGCTTTTTTAAAGTCAGAAGCCCTTGGAGCGCCATTAGACCCCGGTTTACGCATAGTTTCGCCTGATCCTGCCTTAATTCGCTTGCGTTTGGCGTGGATATTGGCGTATAAGCCCTTCTTAGGCATTAGCCCTCTCCTTAGCTTTCTTTGACAAGTCTTTGTAGTGGAACAGTTTTACAGATGTTTTGCCGTGAGTTTTGCCTGTGTGTAAT